GTTCTTCATCTGAAAGTTCGTTTTCGGTTTTTATTATCCAAGGAAATCTCATTGATAAAGGATGATCGCTTAAGCTATTTATTTTCGTTCCACTTTTTGTATCATAGACATTAGTTGACAATAAAGAACCAACATTTGAACTAATACCTATGCTACAAATAGTGGTATAGTCAAACCATTCCTGTGAAGACATATTCGCAAAAATTTCATCCATATCCATAAAGCTGACATTTACTTTAAATAAATCAGTTCTGACGATAAGTGTTTTATATTCCGTCCCTTCCGAATCTTTTCCGCTGTATTCTTCTGTATAAAATGCATTATCATCATTTTCATACTGTTGTAAAAATGTATTTACATCATCAATACTTGCTTTTACTGCGATAGGTGAAAAACACTCACATATTATTGCAGTTGCCGCAACAATAACTCTTTTCACTTTCTTCATACACTCATACCTCCCAATAATTGATACCCATATTGTACCACCTTGGGACGCATTCTGGAAGTCCTATTTCGCTTTTCTATCAATTTCCGCAGTTACGGCAAACAAAAGAGCTTCGGCAAATTTTGCGCCGACCGAATCGGAGTATTTATCGTGAATCTGATTTGCTTCCATGGTGAGATTTTCCCACTTGGGAATATCGTCCTTTGATATAAAGGCATACTTCTTGTGGAGGTTCCATATATCTTGCCAGATAGAAAAGTATGTCTGTTTAAAGTCCATCAGCGTAAAGAACCCCATGATATTTCTCGAACCTATACTCTTGCTTTATTTCTGGGTATTTTTTCCAATCTACCTTACTATAAAACATCTTTGTTGGCCTGGCAAATAGTTCCTTACCGCCATACAAAGCTCTGTATACTACCAAGTCTTCCCCTGTTTCTGTATGTCTGGCATATCCGATAAACTTATACAAATACTCGTTGTTGTGTGGCTCCTTGATGGTTTCTCTCTTAAAGTGCTGTACAATATCCCCTGGTTCAAATAATGGTCTATACATTTTCTTTCTCCTCCTCACCCAGCTAAAAGAATATCTCCAGGATTAACTTCATGGAGTTTTGTTATCTCAACATCTTTCTTACTCTCCCCTTCCCAAATCAAGCCAAGGCTCAGAGCGATTCCTTTAGCTTCGTTTTCACTTCTGGCGCATACAAGCACATCATTAATACCCATATCGCATTCTATTCTCTTTGTTCTTGAAACCAAGTAAAGATTCCCGTTTATTTCCATGCTAACGTCCTCCATAATTTGTTGACTTCTTCGCCCGAAAATCAATTTTATTGGCTTATGCCTATATTTTATAGTGTGAGTGGTTTTGTAGCGGATCCGGTTATTTTATCGCAGTAATTCTTTATCAATAATCTGGAAATTTGCCCTGTGGATATAAAGAGCTTTTCCGTCAATCATTAACTTTGTCATTTTAGGTAGATCATCCGGGATTTTCCAGAACACCTCGTCACCAGAATATGCGGCTATTGGTTGTCCAAGTTGGGATTTAATTACTACAACCCTAGATTTCCCAAAATAATTTTTATAATAATTCACAATCCCGGCTATGTATGCATTCTCTGAAATCTTCCCGGTTGAATGGCTGGTAATATCTTCCTGGGTAAAATCAACCTCCGGCTTCAATCCTTTTTGCTCAAAAATACAAGTATCACCACAACTTTCAATTTCTTTACCGTCTATCAGAATTGTAATGACGGAAGATACATCATAACTGGTTGTTTCATTACCCTCGCTATCGTAGCCCTTAGATTTGGTTTTATTCCCGGAAATATTAATCTTGTCCCCCGTGGTGGTCATAACCTTTTGCCCGTAGTTATCGTAGGTATAGATTGTGTAGCTGTTACCAGAAAGATTTCCTTTCACGTCATTCATATAATCGTCATTGGCTGCACAGCCTGTTAGCCCTGTGATAATGCAAATACAGATAATGGTTGCCAGTAGTGCTTTAATTCTTTTCATAGTGTGTCCTCCCTGTCCTCAACTTTCATTAACAAATTTTTCCGTATGTAGCCAGACATGAAATGCGAATAATGGTGATCCGTGTACTCACTAAATGAAGTTCCAAAGTATTCATCAATCACTTTCATGTATGTTTCAATCTCAACATTCTGGAAGTAATCTGGATTTGGCCCGAATCCAAACTTGTCCAAGATATTATCCAAAGCGTCTTGATTGATTTTTATGTGCGGTTTTCTGGTTCGTTCTTCATACCTCTTGAAAAAATACTTCGATACTACCAGGAAGCGGTTGGTTGTATATGGGCTTGTCGTATATCCCAATTCTTCAAGTCGTATCGTAACTTGGTTCTTGAATGCAGACCAGTTAAAAGATTTACGGTCTATTGGAGTATACTGGATGTTCTCCTCGGTCAACATATTTTTGATATGTTGAGAATTGAACCACTCGTTAGAGTGGTATGCATTTTTCTCTTCTTCTTTTAACTCCGTAGGAGATGTAGTATCTGATATAGTATTTTCTGAATGATAATTTTTGTTAGTATTCTCTGGTAATGCTTCACCCGAACTGTCTTTGTGCATTTCGTCATTTTGTCTATGCCTTTTGTCATTCTGTCCAGATGCACATTGGCTATTTGTCTTTGGGTTTTCCTTTACTATACCATTTAATATGTTTTCAAGAACATCTTCATTGATGGAATACCATTTTGTACGGTCTCTTTGGTCTTTATTATAATTTCCAGTGATAACAATTCCGGAAGAAATTAAACTTTTAAAAGCTCTTTCTATAGTTTTTGTAGACCACCATGGGAAATTATTCTTTTGCCATTCTTCCATCGTGTTAAAAGTCCAATATCTTCCATCATAATAATTTCTTTGCAATTTTTCATTTATTTCAAGCCAGTAATAAATTTGGCGTAAAACAATGGCTTCATTTAGCCCTAATTTTACTGCTAAATCTGGTTTGATGATAACGCTTTCTTTGCTGGATAAAAAAAGATCTGATAATTTACCTTTCATATTAGATAACCTCCTTGTTGGTCGTAGGCACTCTCCGTATTGTGCCAGAATCCTTGATTTATAAAAACAGTGGACAGGCGTATCAAGGTTTACGCTTTTCGGCGGCCAACCTAGCCCACTGGTTTTACCGAATTAATTAATCAAACATTTTGAATGTTTCTTTGCAAAATTCCTCATAGTCGGTATTCCCGACCAGTGGCATTTTATTTCTCAGCTTTTCCATGGCTTTAAAAAATTTGCCTTGATCTTTGTTCCAGATTTTACAGGAAACAAGAAGATACTTCTCTTCTGTGTGTCCATATTCTTTTCCGAAATTCACTCTGATTTTCTCATTCTTAAAAAGTTGGTCTGCCAGATACTCTTCTGTATCTGCGAAAATGTATTCGCTACGGAATAAATGTTTTTGAATTAAGATGTAATTTTTATATGACATGATATTCCTCCCTGTGAAAAAGGTTCCATTTTAAATCGAACCTTTCCAGACCTCATTTTAAATGCGGGCTGTCTAAAAATTCAAAATCATGCGGCAATTTTATTAATTCCTTTATTCAGAATAAATTCTTTAATTTCGTTATATCCCCAACCATATCCAACCAATGCACTTACAAGCATTTCGGCGTTCTGGACTTTCACCAACTCTTCTTCTGAAAAATAATCTCTCATACTTTCTTTTTTTGTGATTCCGAATTCCTCTCTCAGTTGCTTGGCGTTTTTGCCAAATATGGACTTGTAAATAACGTCTGTATATGTAGAATAGGCATGTCCGTGCATTCTTTCATTTTCAGAAGATTGCTGGATTGCCTTTGTTAATGCCTGTCTTACTGCTATTCCTTTAGCTCGTTCAAGTTCTGCTGCACGCTGCTTTTTAAAAGCAATTTTTAAGGATTGTTCGCAACCAATAAAATAATTTCTTGCTTGTTCTCCTCTTTCAGATTTTGATTGCATGGAAAGTTTCTTTGCAAAGCTGGCAGAGAGTTTATAATCTTCTCTTTGAATAACGCCACCTGTCGGTGTCTCGACATTGATGTCGAGTCGCACATAATCTTCATTCTCCATTGCAAAATCATTTTCAATAATATTTCTTTTGCACCATCTTGAAAACTGTCCTTGTGCAAGTTCTAAAAATGAATATAGTTTTCTGGCAGTAGTCATGCCTTCTTCGTCAATCCCAAGTGCAATCTCAATAGGTGTCTGTTCACTTGTTATCAAAACTTCATTTTCCATTCTCCATTCCTCCTTATATTGATGGATAAAATAAAAAAGAGCCGCCAAGTAAGATAAAAATTCCTCAAAATCGAGAAATATTAATTTCTTCTTAGCGGCTCAAAAATCAAGACCGTGTGTACTTCTTCATTGAGAAAATTATATCACACAATCAGTCAAAAATCAATATGCCGGGGACGGTTTGAAACGGCTATCCGTGTCATTTTGGGCTTTTGTTACTGCTTTCGCAATCTCACTTCCATCCAGAATAATGCTGTTCATAATGTACTGCGGATTCTTGTTTCCACTGTTCATACTCATTGCCATTGCAACTCCCTGTGCTACTGCTTTTGCCATTTCCTCTTTTGTAAGTCCCATGCTTCCGTCTGAACTGGAAACAATGCTGTCTGCAATCTTCTTCATGGTTCGTGGATTTTCCAGTGGAAGAACGGCTTCAGAACCAGCTTCACCGATACCAATTACTTGTGCACCATTAAAAAGACCACCTTTGGCGTACCAATTAGGCTTGTAAACTGGTGTAGAACTGGTTCTTCCACCGCCAAGATCATGTTTTCTCCACTCTGAAATATAATAAGTCAGAGTCGGTAAATGTACTTGTTTCATGCCATCAGCGAATGATTGAGCAGTTTCCCGACCAATTGATGTAAGATTAACATTAAATAGCCTTTTAATTTTATCCGAAATCCCAGACAAATTAGATTCTGTGTAGGTTTTCATTTTTCCAGTTTCCGTGTCAACTTTACCAGAAGCCTTTTCCCAAATCTGGTTTGTATTAATAAGAACAGAAGACCAATAACTTTGAATGGTTGTCATAACCTTGCCCATTACATCTTTTGTATCGGTGTCCATGGTTCCGAGGGCTGTCGATACAGCGCTTGCGGAATTTCCCCAGTTTGTTTCGGAATCAGAACTAATATTGTCAGTGGCAGTTTTTACTTTTGTCTGTGCAGCAGACATAGCTTTCTCGGTTGCTGTTTGAATTCCAGACATTGCAGTTCCTGTAGCTTTGGATATGCTTCCCATTCCAGTTTTTACAAAAGTATTTGCGCTGCTGATAGAGGTTTTCGTCTTGGTTTCCATCTCTTTCACGGCATCTGGGAATACTTGTGCAAAAATCTTGGCTACAGATTCTGTATTGATTCCGAGTTCCTTGGCGCGTGCCATGATATTATCAAATGCATCCTGTGCAGTGCCACCAGAATTTTCAGCTTCCATTAATGCTGTATCAAGAGAAACCATTTCATCAGCGCTAAGTCCTAACTGTGTTTGCAATTGTGGAAGAACGGTGTCATACAAATCATCAATAGACTGTTTACTAAGGTCAATACTGCCAGCCATATTTGTTGTTTTATCATCCAATGTTTTAATGGAATCGGACAATATCTTAAACATGTCGTCCGTAATAAGACCTTTCTGGTTTAATTGAGAAAATGCTTGCTCTGCCTGGTCGGATGTAACCCCCATTTCTCCCAATTTATCAATCAATTGTTGCGTTGCTTTTGCCTTATCCTCGGCGGTCATCCCTTCTTGCTCTAGGCTTTCTTTTAACTGCCAAATTTCCTCTGCCGACCCAGAAAGAATATCACCTCTTCTCTGTAAAGTTTGAATGAAGTTATTCATGGTATTGCCGAATGTGGTTCCAACACCATTACCGCCTTGCATGGTTTCAACAAGACCAGCCAATTGAGAGGTTGCTACTGTCGCAGCTGCTCCTACTGCCACGATAAGTCCAGCTTCACCAACAAGAGGGCCAAGTGCTTTAGCAAGAGAGCCAAATTTACTGCTTGAAGAACCTGCCGCATCCCCCAAATCTTTTATTGCTTCTTTTGCTCCACTTGTGCCATCTCCAAGTACATCTGCTAACTTTTCAGCAATCATTTTAGCATTTTCTTTGGCAATAATTTTTTCACTAATGTGATCAATAAGGTTCCATGCAAGTTCTCCAATCCCGCTTACTTTAAGAACATTTACAGCAAGAAAGGCTTTTCCAAGAATATCAACGAGACTTCCTACAAGCGGATGGTCTTCTTTTAATCCGTCCACTAATCCGTTAAAGGCACTTGATAAACCACCAAGAATCAAATCAGCCGCAGTACTAAGTATTTCACCCCATGGTAATTCGCCAAGGAATGTTCCAACACCTTGTCCAAATTCATAGAAAGTGTCTTTTGTAAGCGTATTTTTCAACGCCGTACACAGGTGAGATATGAAATCTCCAAGTGCTTGTCCATTTTCTTTCCAGTTTGTATCTTTGATGAACTTAGCGATTCCATCTCTGATTTTCGTTGCTAGATCATCCCAATTAAATGTTTCGGTAAATGACTTTAAGCTTTCAAATGCTCCATTCAGTAAGCCGGAAAGTGCATCTGCAATGGTGTTCATGTCTATCTTTTCGATTGCACCATTTAAGGCATTTCCAAGTGCAGTGCCAAGTTTACCCCATCCAGTAATTCCAGCACCATCCTTTTTAGACATATCCTTTACAAAGCCAGAAAGCATTTTCCAAGATGCCATAAAACTATTTCCGATTAAGTTTCCAAGACCTGTCCAGTCAATTTCCTTTATAGCGCCTTTTAAAAGTTGAGACAGTTTTGCCCCTATTCCAGAAAAATCTATTCCTCCCTCTCCGAGCAACAGGTTTAGGGTATTTACTGCCGTGTTGATTCCAGCCCCAAGCAATCTTCCCATTAAGTCAAAATCTATACCTCTAACCATGGAATTGAATGCCGTGGTAAATGCATTTACAAATTCGGTTATTTTCGGGCCAACATTATTCCAATTAATAACTTCATATATTTTTTGCATTCCGACATTTATCATGTCTGCAATAGTAAAGCCTAGTCCCTGCCAGTCTTTATTGATAAATGCCTTTCTAATTTTAGCAGCCCATTTATTAATTGGTGTTTCATCAACAGTCAAAACTTCATCAAGTGAATCTTGTATTCCAGCAAAACTATCTGCCAAATCTCCAAGCCCAGAACCAAGACTTTTAGATGCAGTTCCAGAATTATCAGAATTATCGGCAAGCTGATTTAATTGGTCAAATGGCAATACAGAAAGTGCCTTTTTCAGTTTCTTTGCAGATGATGTAGCGTCATCAAGCCCGGAAGAAGCATCATCACCGGCTGTTTCTATACCACCTAAGTTAGATACAATATCGCTAACTCCACTCTGTGAACCTTTCAGCTTCTTTCCCATCAATACATACATGAAGTTGCGGAACGCATTCGCAGCCTGCATAAGCTTTGACATAAGCGCATTGAGAGCTTGAATAGCAGGAAGAATGCCAGCAATCAAACCTTGCCCGATTACTGCGGAAAGTGACTGGAAATTCAGAGTGAGTAAACGAACCTGGTTCGCCCAGGTGCCGCTTGTCCTAGCGAAATCCCCTTGCACATCTCCTGTAACTGACATTAAATAGTTATATCGAAGAGCAACTTTTTCAGCTTGAGACATTGCATTATAAGATGTTGTAATTCCCCTTGAAAGAGCATAAGCCTCCATATTTGCAACGGATAAATTAATACCCAATTGTCTTAAAGGCTCAATTTCCCCGGAAATTCCAGCGCGTATTTTCTGAAAAGCAGTATCGGTATCAATGTTGTAAAATGATGCAATATCCCCGGCTAATCCAGCAAGAGAAATTGACATTTTAGAAGCTGCATCTTGCGCAACACCAGATGATTTCATCATTGCCATCATGGTTCCAGAATATTGCTTTGCTGCCAATTCGGATAATCCAAATTGTTCTTTAGCCGTAGAAGCAAATTTGTAGGCTTCATCTGCCATGCTTCCAAAGGAAACATCTACAACATTTTCGATTTCTGTAATAGCAGAGCCAAAACCAATTGCACTTTTTCCTAAATTTGCCAGACCACGAATAGCCTTAAAACCGATAGCAGTTTTAAGCAAATTTCCGAGATTAAAAGAAGCGGTTTTAATTCCAGAACTACTATTCCCGAGACGTTGAAACCATCCAATAATGCCTTTTACCCCGGTTCCAATTATAGAAGAAGTTTTACTAACAATATTACCAAGGCTAGATGTTGCAGATGATAATTTAGAAAACGCACTGGATATAGAATTTGTAGCGGAATTTACCTTTCCCCCTGCATTAGCCAACTTTGCCAGTGCTTCCGTCATGCGGATTGTGTTATCACTGATTTTTGGTGCGGTTTTCATTACATCAAAGAAAGATAATACTTCCTTTGCTAGTGTTCCAAGCTGGCTTGACGTTTGTCCGATTTTATTTCCAGAGCTTGCCAATTGTGCAATAGACTGAACTAACCTATTTACAGGTTCAGATATATCGCCAACGCTCGTAAAACTCTCTACGATTGATTTAAGATTTCTTCCAAGCCCAGGCAATTCAGCCGATACATTTGCAATATATTCACCGGAATTGGCTAGTCTAGCCATTGAATTGACAAAACGATTAACACTGGTAGATACATCTGGTATTTCCGATAAACCTGGTAATTTAGTGATTATTTCTCCGAGTTTTCCTGTGTCAAAACTACTTATATCAACCTGGCTAAGCCTGTTGATTGAGTTGATAACTGCATTCAGTCCAGAACCTTTATAATCTACTCCGCCCATTGTCTTTATGGAATTTGAGAATTTTCCAATTCCATCAGCAATGCTTGTCATTTTCCCTATATCAAGTTCTTTTAGTTTTCCAAGTTCCCTTACACAACCACGTAATCCGTTTGTATTAACTCCGCTTAATGCGGAATTAACTTCTGTGAGTTTATTTGAAAGATTAGTCAGCGCACGTACTGCTTTTTCTGTACTACTGCTAATTTGTATATCAAGGGTATCAATGGTATTTTCAGCCATTTTATTTATCCCTCCTTTTTTTACAAAAAAATAAAGGGCAGACAAGACTTATTCATCCTGCCTGCCCTTTTCATGGTTAAGCTCAAAGTTCGCCTGCATGAGTTGCAAGCTTGCCAAAAGTGCGTTTCTCTGTTTTTTCTTTTCTTCTTCGGAAAGTATGCCTTCCTGTTTACGCTTTTCTTCCTCTGCTGATTCCAGTAAAGGTTTTTTCAAATACTCTGCTTTGGATTTTTTTCCCATTAAAGCATTTGCAACAGCTGTGAATGTGGCTGATGTTTCATAAATGCCCGCTTGCCAAAGCTCAGCGTCTCTTCTCTTTTGACGTATCTTTTCAGCTTCGAGATAAGGTTTTAATTCAGCTGGTGTAGAATCCATAAATTCTTCTTTAGATACGCCAATAGAGAGGTATAAAGGAAGAATCTCTTGGTAAACAACTTCTCGAAATGTTAATTTTTCTTTTTGTGATCCTGTGGAAGCTTCGTTGCATTCTTCTCCACTGCCTGTGCTTCTGCTACTGAATTCAGCAGACCGGATAAAAAACCGTTTTTCTCCAATTCTTTGTCAAGAAGTTTGTATAAATCAAATCCGCTTTTCGGATTTTCCTCAGTTCCTTCATCTTCGTAATCATCCAAAAGGTCACAGACTTTATTAAGAACAGCTTCTTTTTCAGAATCACTTTCATACCCAAACTCTTCCTTGTGTTTCTTTTGAAGTCCGGCAAGAAGTAGTTCCGGAAGAAGAGAAATCATCTTATGAAGGCTTCTCTCTTTTCCATCTGTAATTCCCTGTACCTTGTCCAGAACATCTGTTTTTGTAAGAAGTCCGTATCCAAATACAACCTTATATTCTTTTCCATGTACATTAAAAGTTACCATTTTATAATCCTCCCATTAAAAACATCATTCTGATTTTGTAAGAGCAACCTTTGTTTCAAGTCCCTTGTAATCTGTGATAATAAGGGAAATGGACATTGTTGCAGCTTCATTCTGTCCAACTTCTGGAAGTGGAATCTCACGTCCGCACTCAGCTGTAACAAAGAATGCATCTGTCATATCCGGGAAAACAACCTCAAACCATGTTGCAAGTCCAGTTTCTTTTGCTGTCTTAGATGCACTATAAAGTTCCTTAATCTGCTTAACAGATTTATCTGGATCCATGATAAATTCGATTTCCCATGTACCGCCAGTATCCTGTCTACCAGCTGCATATTTTGTGATATAATCTTCCAATGCTGATACGTCAATCTGCTCTGTATCAAGTGAAATTCCACCAATTGAGCTTGCAAGCTCAAGTTGCTTAAAAGTTGTAGGCTTTACGCCTTTTTCGGTTTCAACTCCATAACCAAAAGTCACACCTAATGTTGTTAAACGGCTCATTATTTTTCCTTTCTACCTTTAACTCTTTAAGGTCAGCAATTTTTTTCAAGCAAAAAATCGGTAATATGCACGTAACCCTGTGCCGGGAGATAGCGGATCACCGCCTTTCTACTCTTCTTTGTCTGTTTTCAGTTCTGGTAATCCTGCTACAGATGTAAGCAGTGATAAAAATCCAGAAAGCAAAGATGCAGATAGAACCATTTTCCA